CCAGTAATGAAAGCCACAATTTTCTCCATTTGTTACACAACTACTTTCAAAGAAAATAAGTTCATAGGTTACGGTAATAATTACAGTGCGGCAATAAACCTAAGTGTAGATTTTGGTGCTAGTCGAGCTCTTTTTACAAAAACATATATGTGTGTTACGGACAACAAGAACACATACGCATGGGCGAACTTCGATACATTAGGTAAATTTTTAGAATTCATGTATGATAGGTTGAAGAATAATATTGGTAGGATTATAAAAGAAGGTTTGTGGCAATATTACAACTGTTTCTTCCCTGTCACCGGCCCTGACGTTGCATATTTCCAAGCAAATAAAACATCAAATAATATATTCAAGACTGACGGAGATAGATTGACTGCAGGTTTAGTCCAATACAATACACTGGCAACCAACACTTCTTTGAAATTACAAAAGTTAGATGTTAAATTATTGATGTCAGGAAACGTACAGAAAGATAATCCCGAGAAAAAAGAAAATCCGCCAAACAATCAAAATACAACATCGAATACAAATAATGTATGTATACCACCTAAGATACTTTCATTTAGTCCAACAGGTGCAACAATCAACGGAACAACATTCCCTGAAATAACCCTATCAGGTACAGGCCTCAGTGGTAACACTAAAGTATTCCTCAACAATATACCGGTTAGTGTCAGAGAAATTACTAATACACAACTAAAAATTGTACCTACTGTAAAACAGACAGGTAAAATAAAAGTTGTGACATCAGGAGGAACTGACGAAACTACATCTAATTTCGTTTTTGTGTAAAACACTGAAGTTTCGCATATTTATAAGAAACAAATTTTATGGATTTGAATAATATTTTGAATAGCTACTTAGGTAAAAAAACTAGATTTAGCGAACAAGACAACGGAGACGGCACAAAAGAAGTTTGTGACTTGGATACAGGTGAGTGCTATGTTGTAAGAGAAAAAGACGGTCTCATTGAAAGAGCAGGACACCAAGTTTATGCAAATAGAAGAGTTAAAGTAGAAACGGTTAAAGGAATAAAACAATTATTAAACGGATAAAAATGAGTATCGATAAAAAAATTTTGAGTGAGATTCAAAGGTATCATCACATCAACAAGTATCTAACAGAACAAGTCGCCCCAACAACAGAAGACCCTACATTACCACCACCACCCCCACCGCCACCAGGTGGAGATGCATTAGCGGGTGCACCAGCTGGAGACGTTGAACCTACGGCACCTGATGTACCACCAACACCAATTGATGTTGAGGCAGACCCTGAAGTTGAAAAAATTGACAACGAAGGAAAGTCTGAAGAAAAATCAGAAGACGGTACCGAAGAGTTGGAAATTACGGATTTAGTTAAATCGCAGGAAAATATTGAAAGTAAACAAGAAGAATATTTCAACAACTTATTTGGTCAGATTCAAAATTTGGAAAGTAAGTTATCTGAGATGGATTCTATTTTGACTAAGTTGAATGACATAGAAAACAAGATAGAAAAATATAGAGTAAAAACTCCTGAAGAAAAATTGGAATTGAGAGCATATGATTCATACCCTTTCAACCAAAAACTTTCTGACTTCTTCGAAGACAAAAAAGAAGAAATGGAAAAAACAGGAAAAAAAGATTATATATTAACCTCGGACCAAGTTACGGATATAACGGAAAAAGACGTTAAAGATAGTTTCCAACCAGGGGATACAGAAATAAAATATTAATAAAATAAAGGTCTCTTAGGAGACCTTTATAATTTGACTGAAGTCACACTTTTTATTATAATTAAACTATAAATTTTATAAACATGAACACACTAGACGCCGTATTGGCACAGTACGAAAAGAATCAGACATCGGGCGGGGCCCAAAACAAAATGTCGCAAGACGAAAGAATGAAAAAGTATTTCGCCCTCATTTTGGGTGATAAAGAAAAAACAGGACAAAGAAGAGTTAGGATTCTCCCAACTCCAGATGGTTCCTCACCATTCAAAGAAGCTTGGTATCATGAAATCCAAGTTGGTGGTCAATGGCAAAAATTCTATGACCCAGGAAAAAATGACAACGAACGTTCTCCTTTGAATGAAGTTTATGAAGAGCTTATGTCTACCGGTAAAGAGTCAGACAAAGAACTTGCTAAACAGTACAAATCTCGTAAGTTTTACATCGTAAAAGTTATTGACCGTGATAACGAACAAGACGGACCAAAGTTTTGGAGATTCAAACACAATTATAAAAATGACGGTATCTTGGATAAAATTATTCCAATTTGGAGAAACAAAGGTGATATCACCGACCCCGAAAAAGGAAGAGACCTTATCATCGAACTCAGCAAATCCAAGACTCCAAAGGGTAAAGAATATACAACTGTATCAACCATCATGTATGATGACCCATCACCGGTACATGAAGAAAAAGACCAAGCAAAAGCTTGGATTAACGACGAACTAACTTGGCTCGACGTTTATTCTAAAAAACCTGTGGAGTACCTCGAAGCTATAGCAAGAGGTGAAACACCGAAATGGGATTCTGAAAAAGGTGGTTATGTTTATGGTGACAGTACTGTATCAGAAACATCTATGGGTGGTAGTAAGTCAACTAAATCTTATGTTGACCCACAAGCTGGTGACGAACCAGATGGTGACTTACCATTCTAATTTATAACGGGTGGAGTGAACAACTCCACCCATTTTTTTCAAAAAAACTCAAAATGGCAATTAAGAAAAACGAATTTAATGATATCAAGAAGAAGTTTTCAACTTCCGCAAAATATAAACCACAAAGGTTCTTCGATTTAGGTGAAGACTTCTTGGACGCTGTTGGACTACCTGGTCCTGCAATTGGACACTTGAATATGTTCTTGGGTCATTCGGATACAGGTAAAACAACTGCCGCAATTAAAACTGCGGTAGATGCACAAAAGAAGGGTATCCTTCCTGTTTTCATAATTACAGAACAGAAGTGGTCCTTCGAACATGCAAGACTGATGGGTTTTGAATGTGAAGAAACCGTTGACCAAGATACTGGGGAATTAGATTGGGATGGATTTTTTATTTTCAACAATAATTTCAATTATATTGAACAAATCACTGATTATATTAACTCACTAATCGATGCACAGGAAAAAGGTGAACTTGAATATAGTTTATGTTTCATATGGGACTCAGTTGGTTCTGTACCTTGTAAAATGACTTATGAAGGTAAAGGTGGTAAACAACACAACGCATCCACACTGGCGGATAAGATAGGAATGGGAATTAACCAAAGAATTTCAGGCTCGAGAAAAGCTGACTCCAAGTTTGAAAACACATTAATTATCATCAACCAACCTTGGGTTGAACTTCCTGATAATCCATTTGGACAACCCAAGATTAAGGCTAAGGGTGGCGAATCCATTTGGTTGAACTCATCTTTGGTATTTTTGTTCGGTAATCAGAAAGGGGCGGGTACAAATAAAATTACTGCTACTAAAGACAAAAGAAGTGTTAAGTTTGCAACAAGAACAAAAGTGTCGGTATTGAAAAACCATATTAATGGTCTTGGTTATGAAGACGGAAAAATTATTGTCACACCTCATGGATTTTTGGCAGGTAAAGAAGCTGCAGAAGAAAAAACATCTATCGAAGCATATAAGAAAGAATATGCTGACTATTGGAAAGAGATTATCGGAACCGATGGTGATTTTATATTGAAAGAAGAAAAAGAAGATTCGTAACCCTATAAAAACTAAAACAAATGACAAAAGAAGAAATCAAAAACAATGTATCTGTAAGCAGTAGATTGAAATACATTACAAACGCAGAGCATCTAAAAATTGTAGACTTTATTCTTGATTATAGTTTTAAGGATAACCAAGAGGTGTACACTAACGGAACAATATTAGTTCCTTTATTCAGAGTCTTAGATGCAATGGGTCAAAAAGGAGAACAATACTACAACCAAACCTTATAAAAACTAAATGTGGGAAAGACTTTGTTGGTAGATGGTGACAACTTATTCAAAATAGGTTTTCACGGAGCTAAAGACCTCTTTAATGATGGTTCTCATGTTGGTGGAGTATATCACTTCATTAATACTCTGAGACGATTTTTGGAGGAACACAATCACGATAAGGTTGTTGTATTTTGGGATGGAGATTCAAACTCATCCGCGAGAAAAAAGTTGTACCCTCAATATAAGGAGAACAGAAGGTTAAGTATGAATGAGTTCAAATACGAATCATACTTAACTCAAAAGTCTCGTGTTAAACAATACATTGAAGAGGTATTTGTCAGACAAGTCGAAATGCACGATAACGAGGCGGACGACCTAATTGCGTATTACTGTAAGATTGCAATAGATGAAGAGATAATAATATTCTCGGGTGATAAAGACCTAACACAATTGATAAACGAAAGGGTAACCATTTATTCGCCGGTTTCAAAAACCTATTTCAAAAAAGGGGATAAGATAGTAATCAATAAGGTTGAAATTCCACATCAGAACGTTTTGATATGTAAAGTTTTCACGGGTGACAAATCAGATAATATTGATGGTATCGAAGGTTT